CCCAAGAAGTAGACCCTATAGTAACTAACCCTCTACGTTGGGCTGAACTAACAGACGCTAAACAAGCAGAGTGGACACAATACCGAACTGACTTACTTAACCTACCAGACCAAGCTGGGTTTCCGAACACAATAACATGGCCTACCAAGCCAACATAAAGGTATATTGTTAATAACCATAAAAATATGTTATAGTCACAGTAACTTAGACCAATGAGGTAAACATGCCACTAATACCATTAGACATCCCTGCTGGCATTTACCGAAATGGTACTGAATTACAAGCATCTGGGCGCTGGCGTGACGCCAATTTAATTCGTTGGGTTGATGGTACAATGCGTCCAATGGGTGGCTGGCGTACCCGATCAGATACGGCGGCTAATGCTAAAATTCGTGGCATGATTACTTGGATTGCGAATGACCAAGATCGATACATTGTTGGTGGAACATATAATAAACTTTACAGTTGGACATCCCAAGGCGTGCGGCACGACATAACTCCAGTTGGATTAGCTAATGGTCGTGAAGACGCCGAGGCATTTACAGGATATGGTGGCAGTTATTTTGGTCAATATGCTTACGGCGTAGCTCGCCCAGATACAGCAAGAATACAGCCTGCAACAACTTGGTCACTAGATACATGGGGTGAATACCTTGTTGCGTGTAATGAAGATGATGGTAAGATTTATGAGTGGCAAATAAATAATTCTACACCAGCCGCAGTGTTAGCGAATGCGCCAACAAACAATGAAAGCATCGTTGTAACTGAAGAGCGATTTTTATTTGCATTAGGCGCAGGCGGAAATCAACGCAAGGTGCAGTGGTGTGATAGGGAAGATAGCTCCACATGGACGCCAGCCGCAACAAATGAAGCTGGTGACTTAGAGCTTAACACAAGTGGTAGAATTATGGCTGGCATACGTGTTCAAGGCCAAACACTAATATTAACAAGTATGGACGCGCACGTAGCAAATTATATTGGCGCACCATATGTCTACGGCATTGAGCGAGTTGGGGCTAGTTGTGGCTTAATTGCAAACAAAGCCATAGCATCAGTTGATAAGGGCGCTTTTTGGATGGGTAATCACTCATTCTATGCCTACGCAGGCGGCGCAGTGCAACAAATCGAAAGCGAAATATCAGACTATGTATTCTCCGATATAAACCGCGCACAAATATCAAAAACTTTTGCAGTGACAAACAGCACATACGGCGAGATATTCTGGTTCTACCCATCTGGATCAAGCACAGAAAATGACAGATATTGCGTTTATAATTATGTCGAGAATACTTGGTATATTGGTGAGCTAGGCAGAACTGCTGGTTATGATATAGGTACATACAGACAGCCTATTTGGGCAAGCGCAGAAAACAACAAGTTATACGAGCATGAAATCGGATTTGATTATGGCTCACTTACACCATTTGCCGAAAGCGGATCAATTGCGCTAGGCACTGGTGAAAGCGTAATGTCAGTTACAGAAATGATCCCAGATGAAAAGACGCAGGGCGACGTGACAGTCACATTTAAAACAAGGTTCTATCCAAATGGAACTGAACGATCCTATGGCGCATTTTCAATGTCTAACCCAACATCTCTGCGATTTACAGGCAGGCAAGTTAAATTAAGAATAGACGCAAATTCATTAGGTGATTGGCGTGTCGGTATAAATAGACTTAATGTTACGGCTGGTGGGGCGAGATGAGTGAACAACAGCAAAAAGCCCCAGACGTTATCGGCAACGATTGGCGGACGTGGGGTCGAAGGCTTGTTCAGCATTTATCACAAACTCGATCTGCATTGGTTCAGCAGAACGGCGAAGAAAACGCATCTGATGACGCAACTCTTATGTGGGACAGGGTAAACCTATACCCAATTATAAGTAGATCGGGTGCTTTTCGTGAAATTATATTAAAGAATGCAATCCCTGCATCTAGTGTGGGTGTAGCAGGCGATAAGGCTGGATTAATATCTTGGGATGCATCATATATTTATGTATGCACTGCGGCTCACGATGGGTCAGCTCACATTTGGAAGCGCGTAACATTGACAGGTGGTTCATGGTAATTGATGAATTAATCGAAAATTGCAGGGAATGGATCGAGGCCGCATTAGAGTATTCTGGCGGCACTCACGATTTTATTCATGTAGTTGAAGGCATTAAGTCTGGCACAATGCAACTTTGGCCTACACCAAGGGGGTGCATAGTGTCTGAAATTGTGGTATATCCTAAATTGAAGCAATTAAATATTTTTCTTGGCGGCGGCGAGTTGGATCAAATAATGGATATGCACACTGACGTAATTAATTGGGCAAAAGCTCAAGGGTGTTCAGCCTTGACGATGACGGGTCGAGCTGGATGGAAAAAACCACTATCGGATCATGGCTGGGATCAGCTTCATTCGTCGTATATTAAGGAGCTAACATAATGTCAGGCGGCAAAGGTGGTTCAACCACATCAGAAATAACAGTACCAGCATACATAGAAAATGCGGCAAAAGCTAATTTAGCAAAGGCAGACGCAATATCTCAAGTTGGATACACACCATATTACGGCGCAGACGTTGCGGCTTTTAACCCAATGCAACAGGCGGCATTCCAAAATACGGCTGATACTGCAAATGCATTTGGCATGGCTACACCGACAAGCCCAACAGACATTATGGGAAACATGGGAGCGCCTACAGTTTATGCAAATGGTGTTACAGGTTATTCTTCAGCCCCAATGTTTCAAGATAGCGTTGATACATTAAATTATTTAAGGCCAGCTCAGGCTAATTTAATTGATAGCTTTTTTGTAAACCCTAGCGCTGGATTTGATCCATATTCAGAATTTCAAGGACGTGCTGGTGGTTCTGTAATGCCACTTAATATGAATGCACAACCAGCAGTTAATACTACAGATTACGGCGCTAACAGCTCATATTACATTCAGCCAGAAGTATCAAACACAGCAATGAACACATCTGGAATGCCCAGCGCTGGTGATTATGGAATAAACTCTGGATATGTAGATCCAATATTCCGTATACCTTCAAACCCTACGCCTGTTACTGGAGATTTAGCTGGAATGGGTAAAAATGATAATGAAGATGGTATGGGGGGGCAAGGTTTTGTAGCACCTACTGCGGCTGAATATGAGGATAAGGCACTTTCCTATGGCAGAAGGTTGCCGTCATTTGTGCCATTTAGCGGATTTGTTAATTCTATGGTTGCTGGGAGTGCTAAAACACCCGAAGAGATTGCTTACATACAGAAAAATCCCGGACAAGACGACAGTTTTATTAGCAAAGTATTTGGCACTGGTAAGTATGAGCCGTATGATACTCAGGACGTTATAAGTGATCAAGTTTTTGCATCTGGAGTTTCGGGTGGACGCAAGTTGGGAGAGGGATATGGCGACTTTAACGAGGGTGGCTTAGGTCGCAATATGAACTACGATAGATTTGGCAATGAAAGAACAGCAATTCCACAATCAGTCAAAGATGGGGCTGGAGATCAATACTGGAATAGCACGACAGGAAATTGGACTTCCAAAAGTACTGGTTTACCCACATTAAGCGCTAACGCTCCTGCTGACATGAGAATACAAAACGAAAGCGCAAAATCACAAAACGACAAATCAAGCGATCCAGATCGTGGGTCATGCGTAATTGCAACTCACGCTGTAAATTCTGGCGGCTTTTCTACCAAAGATAAGCGCGAAGCAATTGTTTGGTGTGTAAATGTACTGCATGGCAAGTGGTGGGGTGAAGCTATCAGACGTGGCTACAGATATTTAGGTCAGAAGAAAATTGAGCAAGGCAAGGCTCGTGAGCATTATGGCGAGTTTAAAGATTACATTGCATTTGCTAATGGCAAGAAACGCACAGTAAAAGGCGCAATACATTTTGCGGCTAGGACGGCGCAATTCTTTGTAATTGGCTTAGTAAAGAAGGATATATAATATGGCTGGTGGTGGACAAGTAAGGCCGCGATTTACAGCAGGCGATGGCCTAGCTGGAGCGCGTGTGCCAATGGGTTTTGGTAATTTAGGAGAAACAAAAATAAAAGGTAGCCCCCCAATGTCTTCTGGTGGCGTTGCTGGGGTTGATTTTCCTAGACGTGGTGAGGAAGGAAGTTTTTATGGACAACAAGCTGGCGCACGCATACCCCAAGATATGGGTGGCACTGGGCAAATGTATTCTGACCCAAGAGGCAGGCCGCAAGCCCAACCATTTAGACCATCAATAGCTCCACAAGGTAACTTTAATGTTAACCAAGCGGCGGCTGGTGGATTACAACAGGCTATGCAAGGCACGCAGGCGGCGATGAATTATGCTCCAATGGCTGTAAGGCCAACTGCATATAATGCGGCAAACGCATCAGCTACAGGATACAATCCAAGCGCAATGACCAGCGCAAATTACGGGGCGTCCACTATCGGACAGTCTCCGACAGTCACAGCTCAAAACGTGCAAGCTGGTCAATTGGCAAATACTGATCTAGGCGCATACACAAACCCATACGAGAGCCAAGTTGTAGATCAGGCATTAGGTGACATTGAGCGATCAAGACTAATGGCTCAAAACCAATTGGGGGCGCAGGCAACATCTGCGAATGCATTTGGCGGATCTCGTCAGGGCATTGCTGAAGCTGAAACAAATCGTGCATTCGCTGATCAGGCGGCAAGAACTGCATCTGGCCTCAGACAAGCTGGATACACGCAAGCACAGCAGATGGCTATGCAAGATATAGGAACAGCCCAGCAAGCGGCATTGGCTAACCAGAATGCAAATCTAGCGGCTGGCACAACTACTGCTGGATTTGGTCAACAGTCAAACTTAGCAAACCAAGCGGCATTAAATCAGGCTGGTCAATTTGGAGCAACAGCCGCAAATCAAGCGGCGGCGGCAAATATGGCGGCTCTAAATCAAGCGGCACAATTTGGCTCAGGTGCGTCTAACCAGATGGCTCTATCAAATATGGCGGCTCTAAATCAAGCAAATCAGTATGGCGCAACTAATGCGATGTCTGCTCAAATAGCTAATCAGAATGCATTGGCTAATGCAAATCAGGCTAATCTACAGGCGGCAAATCAAATGGGTGCATTGGGTCAGCAGGCATTTGGCACTGGTCAGGCAATACAAAATCAGCAAGCGCAACAGGGTATTTTACAGCAGGGAATGCAACAAGCACTTATTGATGCGGCAATGGCTCAATATGCAGGATACACTGGTTCACCAATGCAAGCGCTATCTGCGCCACTGGCGGCATTGGGCGCAACACCCAACCAATCAACAACTACAAACAGCATGAAACCTGGCCTTTTCAACTACTTACAGCTCGGAGCTAATGTAATGGGAGCAAGAAGCTAATGATAGGATTTCCAAGTAGAAACCCACTAGAAGAAATAAATATGCGAAGAAACTACCCGTTGCAACAGCAACAGGTAGTTCAAAAGCAAGTTAATCCTTTGGTAATTGGTGGTGGCCAAACCCAGACGCAGGGTCAGCCACAGACACAGCCAAGAACTGGCATGGCTGGATTATTTGATAAACTTACCGCAAGATCTGGCACAACAGGATTATCTGGGCTAGAGAATTTTGCACAAGCATTAGATGCAGTAATTTTACCAGAGCTAAGAGCTGGTGAGGCTATTAGAGAACGTGGCGCTCAAAGAGTAAAAGCTGGTGATGTTAACAAGACAATTGAATACTTAGAAGCTAACGGCATGGCTGATATGGCGGCGATAATTAAGGCTAACCCAAGCGCGGCTGGCAACGTATTATCTGCAATAGCGGCAAACAGATTAAAAGCGCCAAAAGACAACAGCACAAACTTAATGAAAAATTATAAGTTTATGAGAGAAAGAGGAATGAGCCATGAAGAGGCGTTGGCTCAGATTAAGTCTGGTACTACGATAAACACTGGTAACATGGAAAGCACTTTAGGTAAAAAACTTAAAGAAAAAATGGGTACTACTTTGGCGGATCAATACGCGGCTGGTGGGTCATCTTCACAGCAGTTGATTGATTTAAATATATTACAAGAACTTGCACCAATGCAAACAAGCGGTGCTATTAAAGGTAGGATTGCAGAAATGTTCCCTGAGCTATCTGATGTAGCATCTGTCAGGGACGCTATAATTAAACGATTAGCTCCCAGCTTGCGTGTTGAGGGATCAGGCTCTACATCAGATATAGAATTTGCCGCTATGTTAAACTCATTGGGTAGCTTGAGACAAACGCCAGAAGCAAATATGGCAATTGTTGCTGTCATGCAGTCAAAAGCTCAGTTTAATATTGATAGAGCCAGAATAATTGGTGAATTTGCATTGGGTGATATGACTTCCGAAAACATGCAGGAAATTAATCGCAGGATTGCAGAGTTAGAAGATAACATGCAAATTCCAGCTCAAGTGCAAGCTATATTAAGCACATATAAAAATCAAGAGGATAGAAAACCAATAACTGTATGGAATCCAGAAACAGGTAAGTTTGAAAAGCAATGATAGAGATACAAATAAAAGGCCGCGACGAGCCAGTTTATTTTCCAGATGGCACTTCCGAGGCAGATATTATAACGGCGTTAAAAACACTAGAGCCACCAAAAGGAATGGTCGAAAAGACTGTTGATTGGTTCAAGGGCGGACAGCGTGAAGACTTTATTCCGACAGCGTTTAACGCAAACTTGGGATTGCCTGCTGATAAGAGCGCCAAGTTAGTTACTTTGCTTTCTACTACTGCAAGCGATGATCGACTAGAAATGGGCATAAAGAACATATTGCCAAAGGCTACGTTTGATAAGGATCAATACGGCAATCTAGTTGTCACAGCGCCCGTCTATCGTGATGGTAAGGAAACTGGTCAATTCAATAGGTTCTATCCAAATCCTGCTGGCCTAGATACTACTGATGTTATGATTGGATCTGGCGCGGCGGCGTTAGCCAACCCTGTTGCCAAGGGATTACAATTCTTAGGCGCTCCGATTAAAAGAGCTTTAGGTGGCGCGGCTATTGGAGCAACTGAGGCTGGTTTAGTCGAGGGTGTAAGCTCATACCTAACTGGTGACGATTACCAGTTTAGCGACTTGGTATATGGTGCTGGCGGCGGTGCGGCTGGTGCAAAAATTGGTGAGTTATTACAGTTTGTATCAAAGTCATTTAAGCAAAACCCAAAGTCAGTTATTGGCGAAGATGGCTTAATGAAACCACGCATTAAGGCAATGCTAACTAGAGCTGGACTAGATCCAGACCAAGTTACGAAAGAGCTGGCACAAGATTTTCAAGCTAGAGTTAATGCTGGCGTTGACCCAGCACAAGCTGGGCGCTTATCTGAGGCGTCATCCTTACCAGCTCCAATACCATTGACAGCAGGACAAGTTACAGCCTCAAAAGGCACTCAGTTATTTGAAGATATGGCAGAAAAAGGTGCATACGGCGCTGACGCTGAGAAAGTTATGTCTGGTCAAAGAGAAGCCGCTAAGGAAGCAATACTAGAAAACGTGCCGCTAATTCAAGAAAGATTAGCTGGTGGAGTAAGCCCGATTGCTGAAAAGGGGCTTGGTGGCGTTCAAGTGCAAAACACTTTGGTAAAATCATTAGATCAAGCCAAAAAGGAAGCTGACCAATTATATACAGCCGCTAGGGAAACTGGCAATGCTAGTTTGGGACTTGTAAGGGGCGACTTTGCCGACACGCTAAGAGGCGGCGTAAGGCAAGATTTTAACTTAGCAACAACGCCTATGACAAACTCAATATTGGATAGTATTGATGATGTTTTAGGTCAGGGTGGCGATATTAAACAATTGTTTGCAATTCGGCCACAGTTTAATAATATTAGTGATCGTGTTGACAAAAAAGCTGGTCAAAAAGCTAGAGATTTATTTGATCAAAAACTAAAAGAATACGCCGATGAGGCATTAATCGCAGGAGATCAAGACGCGGTTGCGGCTTGGAGTAAAGCTATCTCAAACTATAGTGAATTTAAAAGTTTGTGGGATACTAAAGGTGGCATATTAAAAACACTCACTTCAAGACAAGGTAGAGATGGCGAAGGATTAGCCCTAGTTGTACCTCCAGAGGGCGCGGCTAAGTATATACTTGGCGCATCAAACAATAAATTAATGTCGGCAGGAAATATTACTAGAGATTTAGTTACACTTAAAAAGCAATTACCGCCATCAGATTTTGCCGCAATAAAACAAGAGGCTTTCTTAAATTTAGTTGATGATGTAAGCAGTGAAGGTGTCGATGGGGTCACATTTTCTGGAACAAAGTTTTTGACAAAATGGTCTAAAATGAAGAAAAACCAAACAGCGTTAAAGGCTTTGTTTTCGCCAGAAGATATTAAGCTCATTAACCAGTTTGCAGTTGTGTCAGCTAAGGCTACAGGTGGAGCTAAGAACAGCTCAAATTCTACACCAGCATTTTCTGGACTAATACAAACACTATTTTCAGCATTAGGCAGAACAAACACAGCTAGGACACTTATGAATGCACCAGTTATACAAGGTGGTGCAAATGTAATATCAGGCGGAAGAGCCAGATCTAGCATAGACCCAACTGGTCAAATTCCACCTAACGCCATATCTGCTGGCACTGCTGGAGTTGCGGCTTCCACCGACGAGGGTAGAAATCTAATAGAAGAAAAACGCAGACAAGCTCTAGGCTTCTTTGGTCGCTGATTATTAATTAAGGAAAAAACATGGAACTAAAACCAAAATCTATAATTGAAATCGAGGGTATAGTTTCGGATGCCATTGAGGATGCTGTTTCTTTTGTCGAAGGCGAGATTGCTGAAGATAGAATTAAGGCACAAGAATACTACGACGGCGAGGTTCACTTAGGTCACGAGGATGGGCGCAGTAGCGTTGTGGCAACTAAAGTGCGTGACACAGTACGCGCTGTTAAGCCAAGTTTAATGCGTATTTTCCTAAGCACTGCAAAGCCAGTGGAATATATACCACGAGGCGCAGAAGATGTGGCTATGGCAGATCAAGCTACAGAATTTATGCACCACGAATTTACCAGATTAAATGGTTATCGCGTAATTAATGATGCGTTCCAAGATGCACTTGTAAAGAAACAAGGCATCGTAAAAGCGTATTGGATGACATACCCAGAAGTTGATATATTCACATATACAGATTTATCTGATGATGAATACACCTACCTGATCGAAGACGATAGCGTGACAGTGCTAGAGCATAGCGTGGAAATGACTATTGAGATGGACGCGATGGGCGTGGAAATGGAAATGCCTATTCACAGCGCAAAAATTAGCAGGCGAAAAGAAGCTGGAGAATTGTGCATTGAAAGTGTGCCACCAGAAGAATTTTTTATTAGCCGTGACGCACGTACATTAAAAGATGCATATGTGGTGGCTCATAGAACGGAAATGAGAGCTGGCGACGCAATAGCGATGGGTTTTGATCCAGACGAAATTTTAGGTTTAGATAGCTTCGAGGGTGGCGGCGATACATCATCAAGTGAAGAATTTGCTCGACGCGGATACGACACTGATTTTAGTGATGAAGATCCAGCAGATCCAGCAATGAAAAGCGTGACAATTACCCAAGCATATATGAGAATTGACGCGGACGGGACGGGAATACCAATCCTACACAAATTAACTTGTGGCGGCACAAAGTACAAATTACTTGATTTAGAGCCATGCGATGAAGTGCCATTTGCTAAATTTGAAATTGATCCAGAGCCACATACTTTTTATGGCAGATCTCTAGCTGAGATAGTGATGGATGATCAGGACGCGGCAACATCAGTTTTACGAGGCATATTGGATAACGTCGCAATGACAAACAATCCGCGTATGGCAGTGACATCTGGCGTTAATATCGATGATTTACTGAATAACGAAATTGGCTCAATCGTGCGTATGCAACAAATGGGTCAGGTTCAAGATTTATCAGTGCCATTCCACGCTGGGCAGACATTAAGTGCATTAACTTACTTAGATGGGCTTGTAGAAAGTAAAACAGGCGTATCCAGAGCCTCTATGGGGTTAGACCCAGATGCAATGCAGTCTACAACTAAAGCGGCTGTGCAGGCCACAATACAGGCTGGAGCTGGTCAAACCGAAGTAATGGTGAGAAACCTTGCGGATGGCATGAAAGACCTATTTGGCCTTATGTTGCGCCTAACCCACAAGAATATTGATGAAGAGCAAATGATGCGAATGAACGGCTCGTTTGTGCCTGTAGATCCGCGCATCTGGGATGGCTCAATGGACGTGATGATAAACGTCGGATTAGGAACTGGCAGGGAAGAGGAAAAAGCAATTGCCCTTAACCAAGCCCTACAAATGCAACAATTTGTATATCAGACGTATGGCAGTCAAAATGGTCTAGTGTCGATGACCAATATTCGCAATACATTAGCTGACCAATTGGCAGTTGCAGGAATACGAAATGCTGACAGATATTTTGCACCGATAACTGAAGAAATCGAGATGCAAATGCTACAACAACAGCAGGCGGCACAAGAGGCTCAGGGACAACCACAAGATCCAAACGCCGCATTCTTGCAGGCAGAGCAAATGAAAGTGCAGGCCAAGATGCAAGCTGACGCCGCCAAGTTACAAATGGACATGGCGAAGAATGCTCAGGCAGATGATTTGAAACGCGATCAAATGGCGCAAGATTTACTTGTAGACGCCGCCAAGATTTATGGTGAATATGGCACTAAAGTTGACGTTGCCAGAGTAAAATCAGAGCAGGATAAAAACCGCATGATTGGTGGCATTGCACAAGGAAATATGTCATAATGGCGCAAGTTATAAGATTGGAAGCTGAAGAGGCCAGACGTTTAAAAAACGATACTGCTTTTCAGAAATTTGTAGAGAATGTTCGTGAAGATCAAATGAAGATCTTTGCAGAAAGTAGTGCATCAGACGTTGATGCGCGTGAGGAAGCTCATTCAATAGTGAGGGCTTTAAACCAGATCGAAGTAATTCTCGACGCAAAAGTAAATGCAGAGACTATTTTAGATCACAAACAAAGGAAGTAGCACCGATGGCATCGACTACCCTAGAAGAAGCTGTAGACAGCATGATCGTATCACCTGACGCGGAAAATGATCAGGAACAAAATTTGGACGAAGCTCCAGAACAAGTGGAAGCAGTTAGCGACGGCGAAGCTGAAGAAATGGAAGCTGAAGACGAAGGTTCAGATGACGCTGAAGAGCTATCCAGCGATGATGATAGCGAAATCGACTACGAAGACCCAGAGGCAGATGACACTGAGCCAAACCAAGAAAGAATGATCGAAGTCACAGTAGACGGAGAGAAGCAGTATTGGACAGAGGCTGAGTTACAACGTGACGCCGCAGGACAGAAGGCGATTAACAAAAGGTTTCAAGAAATAGCCCAAGTGCGAAAGCAGTTTGAGCAGAAGGAAGCCGAAATAGCGAGGCGAGAAGCGCAAGCTCTTGGTTTAGCAAATCAGATACAAAATGGATCGTTGGTAGCACCTACGCCCCCTAATACTGAACTCTTTGAAAAAGACCCCATTGGTTATATGGAAATGAAGATGCAGTACGATACGGCGAAGACTGAATATGATCAATCAATGTATCAGGTTCAAACTTTACAACACCAACAACAGCAAGCTCAGGCGCAGGCGCATCAGACGTATCTGCAAGAGCAGGCCGAGGTGCTTAGAAAGCGTATTCCAGAAATTGCAGATCCTGTTAAGGGTGAAGCATTAAAACAATCGCTGGTTCAAACTGGTGTGGCTTACGGATTTACTGAAGACGAAATGTCTATGGTAACTGACGCGAGATACATCGAGGCATTGAATGATGCGAGGAAATATCGGGAATTGAAATCTAAGCGTAAGGCTACGCAGACAAAAGGCGAGAAAGCTCGTCCTGTCGTTAAGGCTGGCGTAAAGAAGCGAAAATCAACTGGCGTTCAAGCGGAGCAACAAAAGGCGCAACAGCGCTTAATGAAAACAGGTTCAATCGATGATGCATTGAGCCTGATGTTAAACAATGATTAACATTAAGTTAGTCTTCTAAGTCTCTGAAAGGACACAATAATATGTCGCAACCTAGTAATACATACGATTCGTATGACAACGCAAATAGTATCAAGGAAGACATCCAAGATATTATTTATAATATTTCACCAGACGAAACTCCATTTTTATCTGCGTGTAGAAAAACAACTGCAAAATCAACTTTGCATGAATGGTCAACAGACACGCTAAGAGCGTCTGCGGCTAATGCTCATATCGAGGGCGACGACACAACTGCAACTGCGGTTTCTGGAGTTACTCGTTTGAACAATAGAACTCAAATTTTCAAAGACGCCATAATTATCAGTGATACTGATGAAGGCTTATCAAAAATAGCCAAGGCAAAGGAGATGAGCTATCAAATCCTTAAGGCTGGTAAAACCATGAAACTTGATATAGAAAAGGCTCTTTTCGATAACAATGCTAAAGTAACTGGTTCTGCAACTGCGGCTCGTGAGCTTGCTGGTGCGCCAACATGGTTAACATCAAACACTGTCAAAGGTTCTGGCGGCGCTGATGCTAATGGTACAGGTTCAAATGCTCGTACTGATGGTACACAAACAGTATTCACTCAAGCTAAGTTTGATACAGTGATGCAGAGCGTTTGGGAAAATGGCGGAACAGGTACAAAGACTGCATATTTGTCAGCATTTAATATGACAAAATGTCTTGGATTTGCTGGTAACAACAACCAAAGAGCGAATGTGGTGGGATCTGATGAGAGAGTTATCAATTCAATTTCCATATATTTAACTCCTTGGGGCGAAATATCGCTAAGGCCAACGAGAGAGAACAGATCTCGAGATGTGTTCTTAATGCAGAACGACACATGGCAAGTAGCTACTCTACGTCCAATGAAAAATGTTGAACTAAGTAAGACAGGGGATAATTCAAAAAGACAATTAACCACTGAACTCACATTGGTATGTACTTCAGAAGCGGCAAACGGCATGGTTGCAGATTGCACAACTTCATAAACTAACTATAGTAAGGGGGGGAAACCCCCCTTATTTACTATCAGGAGTGATTTATGGCAAAACCAAGAGCTGGCAAAGCAAAAGTAAAAGTAGTTAAGGGAAGAAAAATTAGCTACGGACAAGCTGGCCTAGCAAGCGATGGTAAGCCCAGAGTAAGAGCTGGCACAAAAAAAGGTGACGCATATTGCGCCCGATCTGCTGGTCAAAAGAAGAGATCTCCGAAAGCGGCTAAAAATCCCAATAGCCCATTGAATTTATCACGCAAACGCTGGAAATGTTCTGGCACTAAATCTAAGAGAACGTAATATGGCAAGCTCGAAAATAGGCGAAAAAATTGAAATATCTGACAATGGCGAAATTAACATAAAACGCACGTTTGATGGTAGCCAGATGTTGAAAGATGCTGAGTATGCTCGACAGTATGCCGATAATAGCTTCGGCTCAGAAAATAAATTAATTGCACAAGTTGATCCAGCTTTCATTGGTATTTGGCTTAAAGAAGCTGGCGTGAGCTGGAGCGATACAGAAGCGGCAAATGAAGTAATTAAAAAGAAAATATTGTCAGGCGAATTTGATAACTTGCGAGTATGGCAGGGGAACTACTAATGGAAATGGCAGACCTATGGAGTGGCACGCTCACATTCGCATTGGCGTTTGTGGGTTTTGTTTTACGCGGATATGTTTTAGAGTTGAATAGATTACAAATTCTGTTGAACAGAACGCGAGAGGAATATGTGACAAAAGTTGATAGCAGTGCGTCAATGAATAGATTGTTCAGCAGGCTCGACGCAATAGACGCTAAGATGGATCGCATATTAGAACGGAAGTAAAATGCTACGTTTACTAATAATTGGATTTTTCATTGTTTTTGGCAGTTTTGCTTATGCTGAAGATGACATAATAAAGACAGATACAAGCATCAATTCTAGTGGGTCTATGGATACCACGATTAACAGCCCACCACCATCAGCTATATCGCCACAAGTTAGCACAAGCGGATCTGACTTATGTGTCGTGGGGATCTCAGGCGCAGTACAAACGCAGATATTAGGCATCTCTGGCGGCAAGACTGTAAAAGATCTGAACTGTGAGCGCCTAAGAGCATCGAAGCTATTGTATGATTTAGGCATGAAGGTAGCTTCTGTGTCACTTCTCTGCCAAGACGAAAGGGTCAGAATTGCGATGGCAAATTCTGGCAGTTTTTGCCCAATCAATGGGAAAATAGGAGATGAGGCCAGACTTGAATGGGAGATGAAAGCTGTGGAAGCGCGTATTAGCGAAGACCAGAAAAATCTAGTAGAAAGGCTTTTTGATGAACAAGCTGAAACTAAAATTGGGCTTGGTGTCATTATCGGCACTTTGTTTATGTTGCTCTTACTCTAGCGCAGATCCATTTAAGTATGGTGCAAGTGCTAACGCCGCCAGAAATGGTCTAAACTGGGCTATGTCATCTGTCTTTCCGCCTATTGGTGGCATTGATATAAATGGCCTGATTTACAGGTATAGAACAGAAAAAGAAACTGACGCAGACATGAAAGTCACTGTCGGCAATCTTAATTTTGATGGCGATGGGTATGCGTTTAGCGAGACTGACGATTGGTCTGGCGTCCCATCCAATACGATCACAAAATCATTTCCACTATCAAACATACCATTAGAGAGTTGGGGCGATGGGTCTATCACAGTTGAAGGTGAAGGTGTCGTCAAGGATGCCACAGTAATTTACACATTTAGAGTTGATGAGTGCTATGACCCACAGCTAAACCCAAGTTGCGCTGGTTATGTGAAGCCAGTGCCAGAAGTGCCTATAGTTGAAGTTTATAATGCATTAGAAGATGACGCTGTTGTGGATACTATTGAAGAGGAAGAATACGAATATCCAGACGAGGCTGAAATACCAGAAGATGATGAAGATAATGACAAGCCAACTAAAATAGAGCTGGGTCTGATGTCTGCTGAAAATGCTTTGACTATGTTTCAAGAATATAAGCAAGACGAGCTTATCAATATAATCAACATGCAAACCAATATGCAAACGTACTATGATCTTGCAATAAATGGTGGTATATACAAAGACAAGTATCAGTTAAGCCAAAACCAGATGCCAGAAAACAAGAGGGCGTTGCGTAATAACTTAGCACAACAACTAAAGCATGAAGAAATGGTAAACATGCAATATAAGTGAGTTTAATATGAAATATTTAGCAATTCCACTGTTAGCACTAGCCACACCAGCTTTTGCAAATAGTGTAGATATAGTCGGCAATGTGGCGGCTAAGTGTATAATCCAAACAACTAAAACTGGCGCATACGGAAATCCGACGCCCAGCAAATTATCAACATCGGCGTCTGATGGTGGAATATTACCAGAGATCCGCATCGATGTTGCCATAGCAAACAGTTACACAGCCAACATCACATACCCAACAAGTTTTACATCATCACCATCTCTAAATGACGTTGTAACGTGGACGGGATCTGTTGCAGTGAGCAATACGAGCGACGCTGGTATGTCAGGTTATGACAGCGCTAAAACTGTTTCTGGGTCTACTACATCGTACTCATTAACAACTGCTGGTTCTACATGGTTTGCTGTATCAAGTGTGGCTGAGTACGGCGGCGGAAGTAACAAGCCGTTTACGGGAGGCACTTATATTGCCCAAAGTACCGCATCATGTATACCAAACTGAAGGCACTTGTAATCATTACGTTATTGGGGTCTGGCGTATCTGCTCACGAACAGACCCCAGCCTACCCAAAAATGAAGTATTCCACAGTTAAAGATGTGGTAAAATTTGAGCTGTCTATATTTAACCAGAGAGAGCGCGTTAAATATTACAGAATAGCACTATTTGATAAAAATTTTGTGGGGCTTCCATTCTCCACAAGGCATAGAATAATAAAAGTTGATTACCAAACTAGAAAAAACTTTGATGTATATGTTAAAAAGAGCGATATGGACGAGGCGCAATATATATGCACAATATCAAAGACCATGAAAGAGCGAGGTTCTAAGCCATTTGTAAGATCTATGGTATGCTCAAAGATTACAGGGGGAACTAAATGAAATATGCAATCATTCTATCCTTAATTGCTGGCAGTGCGTTTGCCGATAGCTCGTCACTGTCTCTGGCGTTACCGACGCCAAATCTGAATACACAATCCGACAGAATAAGATCTGGCAGTATTGAATGCTCAAATTCTATCTCAGGCTCGACACTTCTGGAATACGGCTTAACTGGCCTACTGTCTGGCCTTAACACTGACGCGAGAGGCAAAGATATTGGCGTTTATGCTCGCATTGTTATTCCACTGAATGCACCAAAGCGGCGCATTGAATGTGCTAAATTATTTGAAGTGGAGCTGTTACAGCGCAAAATGGAAATTCGCATGTTGCAGGAAGAGCTGGACGCCATGAAAAACTTGCAATCTTCAGAAATGGAATTTGAAAACTAATGGTCGATACAACAAAAATTGCAGATGGTATTGATGGGCTGGCAGACCGCCAACTACAAGCTGGGGGCATGAAACTGACGGCTGGATCTATAATAGCAATATTTGCATTCCTGTCTACAGTTGGCTCTGGCTTATATGGTGGCCTGCTGATGTGGCAAAAGATCGAAGAGGTTGCTGGCCTTGATTTGCAGGAATACCAAACTCAAATGGAATTGATGGACGCTAACATTCAACAAACTATGGATTACACACGCGAGATCAAAACTGGGTTGCTAAATGATATTTTGGGCATTGAGAGGCAGGCGGATCGAACTGAGGATATGGTGCGTGAAATTGAAGATAAAGTTAGGGAAATGATAGATAAGGCGGAGCTAAGATTTGAAACGCAAAGAAATAGTC